CTTTGCATCCTCATTTGTAAATAAATCTTTAACTAATCCAAAAACTTCTGTGGCTTTCATTCTTTTAACATCTTCAATCTTTTTACCAGTCATGCTACTAAATAAGTTGTAAACTTCCTTCTCAGCACTTGGAATATTTTCAATAACTATTAACGCTATATCAATCCCCAAGCTCTCAGCAGAATCTTGACTTTCATCCTTTAAACTTTTAGTATTTTTAATACATTCCTTAATTTCTTTTCTAATGTTCATCTTTTTTATGATTTTAGCTATATTAAATGTATCTTCAAAATTAAAATCTCTCATTTTTATTTCTTCCATTTCAATTCCTCCCAAAAATAAAAAGCACCCTGTTAAGAGTGCTTAAATTAACTATTCGTTACATTTGTTGCTGCAAAAGTATCTAATACAGTGCCAGCTAACGATTGTACTTGTTTACTTGTATCTGTAGGTTTTGCGTAAGCTATAGTAACCGCCTGTCCTGTAGTTGGTGCTGTAGTTGGTGTAAGTTCTATTGTCTTTGTATCCATTACTCTTGCGGCTGCGGTAATAACATTAGAACTGCCAGCTACCATAAGAGTAAAACCATCTTTAGCAACTGTAGTGGCTACCGTGTCGGACATAGTTAAAATTATTTTTCCTGAACTTACTGCTGCACTACTTAATGTAAATGGAGTGCTTGGGCTAACATCCAACTTAGGGTAATAAATTTTATAAGGTAAATCTTGTGGGTGCGATGGATCTGCGTGGGCTGTAAAGGTAACATCTAAAACATTATCTTTAGAATCTTGCGTTTTTAATTGTAAACCATCTAAACATAAAGCATTTTCAATCACAATTATAACTGGCTTTCCACTACCACTAAGTCTACCTACCCAAGCCAAATTTTTTATATAATCACTATCTGTAATTACAGTTTTACCCTGTATAATATCATAATTACTATCCGACGCCGTATCTATATCTGCTATAAGTGCAGCTGCCAAAATTTCTTTTGTGACTTCAAGGAAATTACACTTAAGCGTCGTTGTTATGCTATCAAATACCTCCATCCCTTTAGCATTTGCTGCCTTAACTCCATCAACCTGTATCTGACGGATTTTTGCTTTCGCTTGGAACTCATTTCCGCCAGAAGTTGCACCGACTTGCGCTTGGTCAGAAAGTCCAAAATTTTTATATACTGCACCAGCGTCCAGAATTAGGTGCTCCATACTTTTTTCGTTGAATCCTGTTGTCTGCAATCCTGTTGTATCTATTCCAGCCATTTATATCATCCTTTCTCATAAAGTTTTATTAAAAATTTAAGCTCCCTACGTTGGATATTTATATCCGGATCAGGGAGCTTTAATCTAAATGGATTATCTTTATAAATTTGTATTAACATATCTTCTGTTTTAATTATTTTCTTATCTAAAGCTTTTACTAGGTTGTCTGTAATTGTTTCTATTTTTTCAACCTGCCCACTCTTATTATTCCAAATATCAATGACAAGCTGATTAAGGTCACTATATTCATTGTTTTGTACGGCATTAGGGAAAATTAAATTCTGCATAAGGATATACTTTTGTTTTTTCGATTGGATAGTGTTCTGCATAACTTGGCACTATAGGATTAATCAAACCAAATATAACATCATACAAATTTAACATCACTTATCACCTCCCATATTAGTACTTATTTTCTGTCCTGCTATCTCTTCAATTTTACCCAAGTTATCCATTACCGCAGGCTCAAGGAAAGGTTGAGCTTTCATTTTAGAGGTACCTTTTTCTACATATAAAGGATAAGGTTTTCCTTTACTGTTAACTGCCTCTTGAGTCGTACCTACCTTAACACCGCTATTATCAGGATTTACTTCATGCGTAATACTTCGTCTCATTAAACCCGGGGCAGGGTCACCGTCAACTCTATCTCCTACTGGTGCTCTTAATTTAGCTTCACCCTCAGCAAAAGTTCCTATCGTTTCACAAATATCTTTCTTAGCCTTTTCCAATGCATTTATGACCTCAGGAATATTACTTTTAAATTCCAAGACAAACCACCTCCATGTGCCCTTTATTCCAAGGAATAGCCTTAACCTCATAGTTCTCAGTTGTCCCCTGTTGATTTTTATAACTTAATGTAGTACCAATTTTAATATCATTATCTATATAATCTATAAAAATTCTTTTGTTAACTGCAATGTTATAGCCATATTGTTTTAATAAAAGTTCCTGCGAATAGGGTTGTATGTCACAATAAATATCTTTCAGTGGTTCATTAGCACCTGGAACCCAACTTCCATGGGAATCTTGGTGCCCATCTGTTTTCTTATATAATGTTATAATATCATCCTGTTTCATTATCCCATCATCCTTGCATACGGAACTGGCAATAATGCTTTAACATTATCACTTAAATCTGAACCATAAGTCCCACTTTCAGAACCTTGGCTGTACTGCTTTATGGCTTCATTACCTTTACGGTTAAATTGCTCCATTACATATGCAGTACAAGCGTCTTGGTACGTGTTTTCTACATCTATAGTATTATTACTACCTAAATTTAAATAGTTCTCTATAAGCGTTACAGCACGTCTAATATATATATTAATTTCATTATCCCTATTACTATCATTAATATTTTTAAGCACCTTAACATCATCTATTACAGCCATTACTTAACACCTTCTATTTCCATAATTGCTGCCACAAGATCATCCTTTTTCATGTTAGAATAATTATTAATATTCTTTTCCTTTGCAATTTGCTTCAAATCACTTAAATTCAAACTGTTATAATCAACTTTTGCTTCTTTTTCTTTTTTAGCCTGTTCCCTTCTTCTAAGATTAAATCCAGCTAATCCCATGCAAATTCCTCCTTATAAAAAATAGCCTAAGAAATATTTCTAAGCTATTTTATGTTTAAATTCTACAATTCTTATTGCCTTATTTTCATAAACTCTACTCCAATTTGCAGCCGTAGCAAGTTCAGTATTACTTGGTGAAGCTCCTGCAACACTTGAATTTGTAAATTTAATACCTCTTGGATGTAATATATAATGTTTTCTATTAATTAAAATATCATTTGCAGCTAGTGTATCTCTGTCTGTTTCTGTAGGTACTGGTGCATTACCATTTCCAAGTCCAACCGCACCTTGTCCAAATAAATATGTTGTGTAAATTCCATTAGCAGTATCTACAGGACACCCATCGTCTTCAATAACGGTTTTACCCATATAAGATTTAAGCACAACATTACCCTCACTATCTCTTATTGTTTCAATTAAATCTTTCTTAGCTAAATATGAAACAGTCATTGAGTGCATTCCCACGGCTGTAAGTTTTTCTTTTGCATCCCCCAACTTTTGTGTAGCATCAATAAATGTCTCACCAGTAATAAGTGCTGCATTTCCTGTTGCACCCGAAATATCAAGCACATTTCCAGACATTGAGGTAGATGCAAAAACTCCATTTAAAATTGAAATTAAAGTTTTTTGCATTTGTCTAGCCCAATACCCAGCTACCAAGTCTCCTACTGCTGCCATTGGATCTGCACCTGAAAGAGCTTTCGCTAAATCATTCACTGACCATGCTTTGCCTCTCATTAAAAGTACTGCTTGATCTTGCCCTGCTGTAATTTTTTGTGGTGTTAATGCTCCACTATCAGAAAGTACTTCATCATCACCAGTTAAATCACTAAAATATGGCATATTCAAAATTTTTCCACCGCTTGAAGCAAGTGCATCAAGTTCAGCGTCATTTGTTACTATACCGCTATTGTAAAGTGCTGAAAGTTCCATTGTTCTTTGTACCACATAAGGGTTAAAAACCTCTGGTACTATAATATCGCTTATTTGTGTTGTTGCCATTTAAAATCATTCCTTTCTATTTCTTGGCTTCTGCCATATATTTTCTTGCAAGTTCAGGATTTTCTCTTAAAATTTTCCCTTGCATTGTTAAATTATAATGTTCTTTACTCCAAGGATTTTCTGTTGTTTCTGCACCACCACCCTTAGGTGGAATATATGTGTTATCCTTAAGCATTTGTGCTTTCAATGC